TTGACTTACAAAGGTTCTTAAATTTAAAAGGTAACATTGTTGCACTTATTTTATTTGCAAGTGTAATAATTTTGCGTTATCAACTTATTACAAAAATACAAGCAAAGAATATTTCCTACTCAGCCAGAAAGCCAAGTGCGAAATGTCATTAATACGGATTTGCGTGATCCAGCCAAATGGCTTTTGGATACTTTAGGTATTGATAGTGGGGAGGCAAGCGTAAACAATACAACTGCTTTAAGAATTACGGCAGTAAATAAATGTCTTACTATCATAGGAGATGGCATCGCACAAATGTCATTGAAGAAATACGAAAAGATTGGAGATAAAAGGCAGCAAATACCTGATTCTGTTATAAACGATCCAAACCCATTCCAAACTGGTTACGAGTTTAGAAAGTATATGGCAGTTATGGCAGCATATCAAGGCAACGCATTGGCTTATATTTTTAGAGATGCCAACGGAAAGCCAAGCAAATTGCTACCAATTACGGCAAGTTATGAGCAAAAAATCACAAATGGCGAACTTTACTACACCTTGAACGCAGATGATGTCCTTAATGGATTGCCCAGAGTAGTACACTATTTAGATATACTGCATTTTAAAGGCTTATGTGTTGACAATTACTTCGATGGCATCAACCCAATTAAAGCTCATGCAAAAGCGTTGCAATTGAATCTAAGGGCTTACAATGCTTTAGATAATACGTTTAAAACTGGAGCAAAAAAATACTTTTTAAAAGGTGGCGAAGGTTGGAATGCTGACCAAGCAAAAGCCGTTCAAGAAAGCATCGAAAAGGTACTAAATAACGAAAAAACCACAGTAACTGTTCCAAATGGCGTAGATGTTCAGTCCATGAGTCTTACACCTGACGAAGCTGGTTATTTAGATGCAATTAATGCCAGCGAACACGACATTGCTTTGATGTTTAATGTTCCTCCAAGTTTAGTAGTTAGAGAGTCAAGTTCAAGCAAAGCAACAGTAGAGCAAGATGCAATAAACTTACACAAGCAGACTTTATTGCCAAGAGCAACTCAATATGAGCAAGAATACGATAGAAAGCTATTAACCGAAAAGGAAAAAGCTTATCAGTATTACAAGCACAATTTTAATTCATTACTAAGGGCAAGCGCAAAGGAAAGAATGGAAATCTTTACATCTGCAATCAACAACGGCATAATGAGTCCAAACGAAGCAAGGCACTTAGAAGATTTAGATGGCTATGAAGGTGGAGATAAGAGGTTTATAAACGCAGCCAATATCCCAGCAGACCAAATTGAGGAATGGATAAACGCTAAAATCAATAATTTAAACAAGTCAAACATGAACAACAATCCAGAAGGGGAAAACAATGGAGAACAATAAAATAAAAGTACAACCATTTTATAAAAGAGCAGCAGTTTATGCAGCATCTATTGATGAAGAAAAACGTGAATGTGAAGTTTGCTTTGCAAGTGATGCAGATGTTCCAATGTATAAATTTGGCGAAGGGAGAATATTAGAGTCATTATCATTAGAAGAAGGCGCAATGGATGAAACCAGACTTAATTCTGGCGCACCATTACTAAACTCTCACAATTCACAAGGTGGCTTAGATGCTATTTTGGGCAAAGTGGTTGAAAATTCTGTAAGAATTGAAGATGGCAAAGCTTATTGCCGAATCAGATTTTCAAAAAGAGCAGCCGTTCAGGATTATTGGGAAGACATCAAGGATGGAATAATTACAAATATTTCTGTAGGGTATAACGTAATGCGTTCAATGTACTCAGGAACTGTTGACGATGTAAAAAGATACGTTGCAACAAGCTGGCAGCCATTTGAGGTCAGCTTTGTAAGCGTTCCAGCAGACCACAGAGCAACTGTTCGTGAAAATAGCGAAACTACTGAAATGATAGTGGAAGGCGAAGAAAAAGAAAAGGAAGTTGTGCAAGCTGAACAAATTAAGGATGATGCAGCACAAAGAGATCAAGACATATTAAAAATAAAATACATACTAAAATAAATGAAACGTTTAAAAGAATTGCGTGAGTTATACGCAGACAAAAAAGCAGAGCTGAAAGTATTACACACAACTCTGGAGACCGAAAACAGAGCAATGACTGAGCAAGAGATTGCTTTAGTTGAGGCTATTGAAACTGCACTTGCTGCATTCAAAAAGGAAATTGGCGCATTGGAAACAATGGATGAGGAGAACAAAGAGGAAGCAGTACGTTCTGCATCAATTGGTTCTGTAAGTACATCAAAAAATGAGTCTAAAGAAATTGAGAAAAACTTTTCAATGATTAGATTCATGAACCAAGCCATTTCTGGTAAACTTGAAGGATTCGAAAAAGAAATGCACCAAGAAGCAGAAAAAGAACTACGAGCAAGTGGTTTATCATCTGAGTCTGGTGGTTTTGGTATTCCTACAATTGTTATGCAGAACATGAACGCTAAGTTCAATCGTGCGCAAAGTGCTGGAACTGATTCTGAAGGTGGTTACACTATCCAAACTGACAAAGGCGATTTAATTGAGCCATTTGCACCAGCACCGATAGTAAGCCGAATGGGAGCAACTGTTCTTCCTAACCTTGTTGGAGATTTATCTCTTCCAAAAGACACTAACCTTTTCTCAATGACTTGGGAAGGCGAAAATGATGATTCTGCTGAAACAAGCAAAACTTTTGCTGAGGTATTATTAACGCCTAAAAGAATGGCTGGATATGCTGACTTGAGTAGAACCTTATTGCGCCAAGCATCTTTTGATATTCAAAACTACGTAAACAACCAATTCATCGTTGCAGTAAATAGCACTTTAGATGCTGCAGCTATCAATGGAAGTGGAACTGGTGGACAACCTACTGGTATCTTGAATACTGCTGGTATTGGAGATGTAGTAGGTGGAACTAACGGAGCAGTACCAACTTGGGGAAATATTGTTGACCTTGAAAGTGAAGTAAACATTGACGATGCACTTGAAGGAAACTTAGGTTACTTAACTACTGCTGGAATCAAAGGAGCATTAAAGCAAACTTTGAAAGCAAGTGGTGTAGCTGGTTACATCTGGGACGGTGAAACAATGAATGGATACAACGCCATGACTTCTTCTAACGTACCAAGCAACTTAGTAAAAGGAACAAGCAGTGATGCTAACGCAATTGTATTTGGAAATTTTGCTGACTTAGTTGTTGGACAATTTGGTGGTGTATTTATCTTGCCAGATCCATATACACAAGCTGGAAAATCAAGAGTTAGAATGCACACTGAACTTTTCTGTGATATCGCAGTAAAAAGAGCAAAGTCATTCGCAGCTATGAAAGACGCATTGACCGCATAATTAGTCTTATTCATATCCCAACATGCCTCGCCAAATTGATTTTTGTGCGGGGTTTTTGGGTGAATGAAAGTTATATTTTTAAAAAGCCCAACTGGTATATACAACTTGGCCTATTCAATAGGACAAACGGCTGAATTGAATTTAGTGCTTGCAAAGGAATTGATTGCTGCTGGTGTAGCTGAGGAAGTACCAACTGAAAAGGTAGTTGCTAAAAAGCCAGTGAAAAAAGTAGTTGCAAAAAAGAAAAAGTAAATGAGGCAAGAGATAGATACCCAGATTCCAGCAACGGATTTGCTAAGTTTAGCAGAGGCCAAAGAGCATTTGAGGGTTACTGGCACAGATAGTGATACAGAAATTACCACAATGATTACTGCTGCTGCATCTATTCTTTCTAATCATTTAGGGTATTACGTTCAAGCAACGGAATACAACAGATTCTGTAATGACTTGGAATTTTTAGCACAAGCAAATAATATTCCTCATTTGTACTATCATCATGAACAGCATCCGGGTGGAGATTATACCGAAATAACAGATTTTAACCATGATATTAATGGCTATCAAGTAAAGATAGATTACGATGGCACATACGACATTAATGAATACGGCTATAAATATAAAGTGACAATTGAGGCTGGATATACTGCTGCATTGTTTCCAAAGGATTTGCAAGTTTGTTTAAAGCTAATTGTTGCAGATTTATACGAGCAAAGAGGCGATCAATTGCCAGTTAAATTGCATTACATTCCACGTGGGGTTTCTGCAATCGCATTTAATTATTGTTTGAGGGCATTTACATAACATGAACGCTGGGAGATTAGATAGACTTGTGAGCATTCAATATCCAACTGTTTCAACAGATAGTTTTGGAGCAAGTGGTGCAATAACTTGGACAACTTTAACGACTCAAATGTGGGCCAGAATGGAAACAAGCCTAAGTACAGAAAGCGTTGCTGCTGATAAAGTAGAAAGCACATACCCAGTCAAATGGACAATGAGGTATTCTACGCAAATAAATGAATCAATGAGAATCGTTTATGAGGGCCAGAATTATGTGATTAAGGGAATAAGAGAAATCACAAGAAGGCATTTAATTGAAGTACAGACAGAATTGGTATCATGAGCAAAAGAAATGTAGGTAAATTAATTGGTGTCAATAGTATTGATAAAATAGCAGACAAAATAAAAGTGGCTTTGTTAGATGGAAGAGTAAGAGAAATATTGAAACAAGAAACGCAAGTAATTGTAAACAAT